TCATCCCTCGTGGTACTTCTCTTGTCGGTTATGACCTTCGTAGAACGATGGTCAAGCCTCTCTATGTTCCCGACCCTGCAGACTCTAGAGAGAAGCGTTCTGCTATCTTCAATGTAACTGGTGGTTGTTATTTCTGGCAGTTTACTATCAAAGACGGTGAAACAACTTCACTATCTCCACTGTATGATGCAAACGATGGTATTGGTAAGGTCTACTATTCTAAGGATGACTTCACCAAACTTGCTGTACCTAACTATTCTCACCACAAACTAACTGTATTTGAATATGCAGATAAGGAGGAATTATCACTCCTCTATAGAAAGATTGCTGAGGCATTCAAGAGATTCCAACCAACAATTGATGATATCGGACCCAGTGGTATCCCTGAGTTTGATGTAAGAGTACAAGAAAACAGAATTGTTGGTCCTCTGTCTGACTCTAGATCTATTGAGCAGATCAACCTGAATGACAATACCTCACAAGGTTTCGGATCTCTACCTGGATCCACTACTCAAGTTGATGTATTCACCAGAATTGACCACGGTTATTTCCAAGGTCAGTTTGTTGCTATTACTAATACTAATATCGACGATGTACTTGAGGGTACATTCCAGATCACCGCGATCGATCCTAATAATCCTCGTAAATTCTCTTACCTAGTACCACAGAGTGCAAACTCTATCGGAACTGGCATCACTTCAGGTAAGGAACTAACTGAGACTTCTACTCCACCCCTAAGTTCTAACGCACAGACTCTAGCAGAAGTTGACTCCGTTGAGTCTGCATCTCCTTACGTCTTTAACTGCTCTATTCGTTCTACCTGGGGTATTTGTGGTATCTGGGCAAACGGTCTTAAGGCAACAGGCTTTAAGTCGATGGTTATTGCACAGTATACGGGTGTTTCGCTCCAGAAGGACGACAGAGCATTCATCCGTTACGATGAGTTCACCAACACTTGGAACCAAGCAAACCTAACTGATGCTTTTGATAGCATCCCTTATCACACCAAGGGTGATTCTTATTGGAAGGATGAGTGGCGTAACTTCCACGTTCGTGCTTCGGAAGATGCATTTATCCAGAACGTTTCGATCTTCGCTGTTGGTTTCGCTGATCACTTCCTAATGGAAAGTGGTGGTGACATGTCGATCACCAACTCGAACTCTAACTTCGGTAACACATCTCTACATGCTATCGGTCACAAAGGTTTCTCCTTTAACAGTGACAAAGGTGGTTACATTGACGCGATCATTCCACCTAAGATCATTGAGACCACTGACGAGAAGTTCAACTACTATCCTTTCAACGTACCAGCATCTATCACTGGTGTTGAGGGTGTACAACAACTTCCTATCTCTGGTGTTAGAACACTCAACCACAGCAGAGTCTACCTAGATTCTCAGGACGATGCACTTGATCCTGCAAAGCGTCCTGCTGCATCTATCGAAGGATACAGACTTGGTGCTAGACAAAATGAAAAGATCTACACCACAGTCTCTGATACTGTAAGTGCTACTGATGATGGCATTTATTGGGGTGAGTTGGCAGTCTCTGGATATAAGAAGTATATTGCTAAACCTTCTATCCTCAGCCCATCTGCTGCTCCAAGTGGTGCTCCATCTGACTTCCACTTGAGACAGGATGCTGCTAATCTAATTACATCCAACAAAACTTTCATTCAGGAAGAAGTATTTGGTTACATTATTGATAAGTACCCAAATCTACAGACCATTTCTTATGTAAACCCTGGTCTAGATCCTGCTGCTAATAGATATCAGGATGCTTCTAACCTAATCATCGCTAACCGTAGTGACATCGTTGATGATGCCTACGACAGAATGTATGAGACCTATGGTCCTGCAGGTGAGAACAATGCAGCATTCCTCGCTGGTAATAACGAGACTAAGTGTAAGCGTGACATCGGACTTATTGTCGATGCTATTGCAGAAGACCTTAGAGATGGTGGCAACAGAAACATCATTGAAGTAACCAAAAAGTATTTCAATCCTGATGGTACACCACTGGCAAATGGTCTAGTTGGTGAAGAAGAGTTCGCTATCTTTGCATTCCGCAGAGCTCGTGATCTCTGTAAGCAAGCGATTGCAAACCAGCTGCTAATCACTGACAACACGATTACTGTTGACCCTGCTAATGATGTTAGCAAGCAACTAACTCCAACCAATGCAACATACAATGCTGCTACTGGTGAGTTTACATTTACTGTTGCCAACCATGGTTATGGCACCGATGATTCTATTGAGATTGCGGCAAATTCTTTCACATTCACATGTGATCAAGACAACAACGCTACTCAGCATACGTATCCTGCAACTGGAAACTATGCATACAATGCAACAATTCAGATTGAGTCTGTAACTACTGACACCATCACTGTTAATGTTGGTGATGCTGGTAGCGCATCTGGTTCTGTACACACATTTGTAAGTGCAGCAACCAATGCAGTCACTGTATATCCTGGTGAGAATCCAAACAGTGTAGCAAGCAGAAATAAGGATGCTCGCAACCTTATCATTGCTAACAAGAATGACATGATCACTGCGGCGATCAATGCCATCACCACAGCATTCCCATCATTCAACTTCCCTGGCGGTAGCGATGCTAAGTGCCGTAGAGACCTTGGAATCATTGTTGATGGTATCGCACAAGACCTCTGGTTTGGCGGTAATGAGTATACCATTGCTAATACTATTGAGTATTTCGATGGCAACTCTCTCCTAAGCAACGGAGTTGCTGGTGAAGTTGATAAGACTATCGTTGGTCTTCAGAAACTTGAAGCACAGATGGCTCTTGCAGTCAACAACCAACTGGCAGCTACAGATAACACAATTACCCGTGACTCTTCTGGTGATCCTGTCATTGTTGACAACTCACATTGTGACGCTGAAAAACTAATTCGCAAGAACAAGAAGTTTATTGCAGAAGAAGCATACCAGCGTATGCTCGTTGCATATCCTTCTTACACACCTTCTACTGGTAACACCAAGCAAGATTGTCTCGATGATGTTTACAACGTACTCGACGAGATCCTTTACAACGTCAAGTTTGGTGGTAACCACAAGACATATGATGCTGCCAACATCTATGTAACTAACGTCTTCAATGGTCAGACAGTATCTACTTTCATCGATGCTGAGCGTGATGAGGCAGCAAGAGTCTTTACTGAGGCAGGTAACATCGCTACTGATGTTATGCGTAACATCGTTGTTACTCCTACCAACTGGACTCCATCTGGCGACACTGAGCAGGTAAGAGATCTTACCATCATCGCTGACAGCACCAACCCAACATGTCAGGGTGTAGCATCTACACTTAACACACTGTTTGGTATCATCACTCAGGCTATTGGTACTGACGCTGGTGTTGGTAACCTCAACGGTATTACTAGAACTGTTCCTGCACAACCAACAGCATATACTGCTGGCAACTGCTCTGATGTTCTAGGAAATATCAATACCTTAGTTAGCATCTTCATTGACAACCTCAACGCAGGTAATCTCAATGACCTCCCCGCTATCAACAATGGTAACTGGGATTGTGCTAACGTAAGAAGCAGCATTGACACTCTATTCGATATCATCAATGATGCTATTGGTGCTGGTTCTCTAACTGGTCTGCCAGTTGTTAACAATGGCGACTTCCTCGTCAATGCACAGGCATCCAAGTGCTACAGAGACGTTGGTTACATCGTTGACGCTGTTGCAAATGACCTGAAGTTTGGTGGTAACATTAACTCGGTACAAGCAGGTGAAGCATATTATGTTGGTAATAACCTAACATACATTGATCAAGAGAAGAACGAGACGATTGACGCATGGAATTACGTTAAGACTCTTTCTATCTCAGCAATGAGAAATCACACCACTCAGGCGAATGGTTGTGAAATCACTTCTGGATCTGCTATTGTTACAGTTCCAACTACTGAAGGACTTGCAATTGGTATGCTGGTTCAGGAGTATCTACCTGCAGCATTTGATAGCAATGCTCAACTTCTCTCTGGACAGACTCCAGTAGCAACTAACATTCCTGCTTCTGGTGTATTCATCAAGAGAATTGTAAGTGGCACTTCAATTGAATTGGGTATTTCTGGTGCTAGACTAGGCAACGGCGAAACACAACCCGCTGCTGGTTCTAACTCCAATGCAACTCTATACTTCACCTTATCTACAGGTGGTTGGGCAGATACACTACCAAGCACAGATCCAACAGTTCTAACGTCTAACGCAGGATACCCTGAGTGCGCTACTGTTGCGTCTGCAATCGACACACTAGTTGATAACATTATCTTCATCATCAACAATGGTCTGAACTCTGTAACAAGACAAGAACCTCCACTAGAGTCTTCTGACTTTGCTAAGCGTTCTACTCTGTGGACCATTGACATCACTGGTGCTGGTAGTGGTGATCCCCATGAATTTGAAACTGGCACACCAGTCAGACTCGTTCCACGTCCTCGCTTTGATGTTACAACTGGTAAGTATGTTGAAGTTGATAAGCGCCTTGTCAGACTACCTAACGGATTTGAGACTAACAGAAAGTATTATGTAATTGCTCCTGGTAGAACAACACAACCTGCAAGCTACACTGGTGACACCAACTTTGATGGTAGCGCAGGTAGTCAGAACAAACTGATGCTTGCAGAGAGCAAAGAGAATGCTGCAGCAGGTATCTACATCTTCTCCTCTGAAGCTGATGCAATTGATCCTGATGTTGAAATTGATATCTACCAGTTCGTACTCGATGAGAAGTATGATCTGCACCAGTACAAGGTCAATCTATATCCAAATGAGAATGGTGCTATCAAGACAAATGTTGCACACATCTTTGACGTTCCTGAGTCGAACGTAGCACCTCAGCGTGTATTCTTCAGACCATCTGCTGGTAATCAACTACCACTACTATCTTCGACATACAACAGTGACAATGCTGCACAAAATGGTGGCGACGCCACTGCTGGTGTTGCTGATTCTGCTGGTAGATTGAACCCAGAGTTTGCGTTCTATGTAAGATACATTGATCCTCTCAACAATCCTTTCCCCAACAAATTAATTGCTATCTACAAAACTTCTGCAAATGCTGAAGCTGATGTCAATAGAATCAACTTTGTTGGTGGACAGCAAGATGTACAGTTTATTGCATACGCTAACAAGAAAGCATCTCCACTGGCATTCGACCCAAGAGGAACTGCATACTCTAACAGCGCCTCTGGTAGATGGTATATTAAGGTTAAGGATACATCCAGCACAGGCAATGCTGCAATCTATCAAGATAGCATCCTATGGAGATTCCAACAGGGAGACTACATTACTTCTCCACCACCTAAGACAGATGACTCTTATTACTTCCGTCAGGTTGATGCAAGAGAAGCAAAAGATAGAGTATATCGTGTACGTTATACAATTCCTTCTTACGAGACAGCTGCAAGAGATCCTATCAATGGATTCGTTCTTAAGACAAGAACTGACGGTCTCCGTAAGTTAAGACCACAGAAGATCCTACTAAAACCTGCTCCTGGTACTACAAAGACCGACGCATTCTTCGAGAACACAGCAAATGCTGGTGAGAGAATCGGTTGGACAAATGCACAAATCATCGCTGCACTTAACGATGATGCTAATGCATATGATCCATATAAAGCACCAAGAACAGTTACAACTCAGGTTGGTAAGGTCTCCTTCACCATCCAGTCTGCTAAACTTGTAGACATCGATGGCGACGATTACCTAGAAATGGTAGTCTTCGATCCACAACCAGATCAGACTGTTCCATCTCTCAGCAATGAGACATTCAGAACAGTTAAGATTGGTGCTCCTCAGGGTGGACTATTTGTCACCAACTCTTCTGCAAGAACTGCTGATGCTGCTGTCACATGGTCTGGTTTCAGCTCTGGTTCTGCATGGGTACAGGCATACTTTGAGGTCAACAATGAGCACTACCTGATCCTTAAGGGTGCGGGAATCGATGGAAACCTAGTCTGGAACCAATACACCAGCACTACTATCACTCAGGGCAATATCTTCGCTCAGGTTCTAGATGATCCTGACCAGGGCAAATCACTACCTCTGAAGCGCCTAATTGAAAAAAATATTCCTGAGAATTATTACCGTCAAAACCGCGCACCTGTCTATCAGATGACTCCTGGTGATATCATCCAAGAGGATGGATCTACCAACCAGTATTACATCGATAGCGTAGAAGATCTAGGAGAGATCGAAGATACCTTCTACATCTTTGATATTGACGAACTACAACGCAGAATTGCTGGACAGCAAGATGGTGTTTACTATCTCACACTGCTACGTGGTAACATTTCTCCTCTACCACTTGGTGCAGGAAATGGTGGAAACTTCAGAAACTTCAAGTTCTCTCAACCAGTTTCGTTCCTATATCCTCTAAACTATAAGAACGATCCATTCTGGTTCCAGTACAATGGTACTTCTGCACAAGAACTAGCACTATCAGGTCAATTAATTGATCCACCAGCAACATCTTGTGCTGCTGATAACTATGTTCATGGTCTAGTTAGAACCAACGATTCTAAGTCCTCTGTAACCAGAGAGATGATCGCTGATCTTACACAGACTCCAGCATTTATCGACAACACTTACACTGGTGATAACGCTGTTAAGGCACAAGAAGGTAACGCATCTGCTGGTGCTGAAGATAGAATTATCCCTCTATCTGGTGATAACCGCACTGCATCACAACAGAGATTCTACGTTGAACTTCGTAGACCATCTATTGCTCGTGCTGGTAACCACACGTTTGAATATCTTGGTTTCGGTCCTGGTAACTACTCCACTGGTCTACCTGCTAGACAGGAAATCGTCCTTACTGACACTCAAGACTTCTACGCACAGTCTAAGAAGCAAGATGCTGGTATCGTCTTCTACACTGGTATTAACTCTAACGGTGAACTATACATTGGTAACCGTAAGATCAATGCTATTACTGGTGAGGAAGAATTCCTCGAAAGAGCAGCACTACTCGACTCTGATGATGAGGATGATGATATCGGTTCTCTCGTCACCACCTTCGATGTTCCTGTTACATTCAACCAGAACATCACAGTCAATGGTGGAGACGGTGACAAGGTAAGTGCATTCAACTCTCCTGTTCTGATCAACGTTGCTAACGATGATCTAACCCTACAGGATGGTCCACTGATCATCAGATCTCGTGTACAAAATACCAACCCACCACCTGATGGATCTAAGAATGATCCACTCTTGGATAGAAGCCAATTCAACCCAAGAAGTTCTGGTGATGTATTCATTGGTAAGAACTATGTAAAAGCTGCTGTATTTGAATTCAACTCCCGCAGAAATGGTCAGGAGTATAAGTTCCAGACACATACAGTAGGAACTGAACCATCTAACGTAACACCTAACCAATCTGGTCAATACGGAACACCAGGCGGCACTGCAATTAACTTCACCACTCAACGTGCATTCTATGGCACTGGTGTAAATGGTCAACTACCTCGTGGTGGTGACGTGCTACTTAAGGGTGAGTCTGTACAGCGTTCTGGTTCTCTTGGTTGGATCTTTGCAAACTACTTCACCAACATTGCTGCAGAGAACATCAATTCACTCAACTTCGGTGGTGTATATGTTAAGATCAACTGGGCAAATGTCAACGGTACGCAGCAGACTAACCAGTCGCTGAATATCACAGAGACATCCAGTATCAGGATCTCTAACTTCTTCCCAACTCCTCTACTAGAGGGTTCGTTCACTATCGTATCTCCAACTGGAGATGAGTTCCAACCAACCAATACTTATCTACACATTCAACTTTCTGAGACTCTTGCAAGTATCGTTTATAATGATGCTAGCAACACTCAGACAACTGATTCTAACCCAGCTTGGTCTGTACTAACGAACGCAACAGTTCTTTCCAACAACCCAGATAATCAAGGAAACACACCTCCTGCTCCTACAATGGACTTTGCGAGGTCCACTTGGAAGGAAGTTGGTGTCTTAGGTGCTGAAGCACTTAGAACAACAACAGAAAATATTGGCGACTATAAACTAGGCGTCAACACTGTTGCACGTTCTGCACATATTGCATATGAAACTGCATTTGTAGATCCAGCAACTGATGCTCGTGCAAACCTCGATGTTGTCGGTACGGCATTCATCAGTGGTAAGACAATCAGTCAGACTGAGTATCTAGACAACGCAGCGTTCGCAAATAGAACTGAGGCTGCACAAGATAATGCATTCTTGGTTGGTGGCGACAGTGGCACCCCAGATAATGAGGCAACGTTGAGAGTTTCTACTACCAATGGTGGTAGACTTGGTATTAACGTAACCAACAATCAACTCAACGGCAACTCTAACAATGGTTGGTATAACCAGGCACTGGCAGTTGATGGCAACGGATTTATCAGTGGCAACCTTCGTGTTGAGACTGACCTAGCAGTCAATGGTGGTGATCTAACGTCTACTCAGACTACATTTAACCTCCTAGAGGCAACAGTTACCACACTGAACTTCGCTAATGATGCAACTACAGTCAATGCATTCAACGATGCAACTGGTACTCAGACAATCAATGTTGGTGGTAGCACTAATAACCAGACTCTAAACATTGGCGCTGCTGCTAATACAAGCAGACTCAACATTCACACCACATCTTGGGACTCTGAAATCAACATTGGTACTGTTCCTAACACTACCAACACTTACAGATCTCTAATCAATATTGGTGGTGCAAGAGCAAACGCTGCTGAGTCTAGACTAACTGTCAAGAACTTCCAGACAATTCTTGAGTCTTCGATCCTTGAGATCAACAACGGTCTAACCAGCATCGTTGGCAACGAAGATGTATTGGTCGAACTACAATCCAATGCTAGAAACATCAACCTCTTCACCAGAAATGGTGCAGGTGCTGAGATCAATGCATTTACAAGAGCAGTTGATCTGAACTTCGGTGCAATTGCTGGTCAAACAACCATCAACAACGCACTTAACGTTAAGGGTGATACACTCCTAGAGGGTGATGTAACCCAGCAAGGTGGTAACAACAGCGGTGCTGTCACAGTAACAAGAGGTGTTCTTGGAACTAGTGCTATCTCACACAACATTGGCGACCTCAACAGTCTCAACGTTGATCACTATGCATACATCGAAAGATACTGTGATTCCCTAAGATTCACCACTGCTGCTGTTTCTAATAACACGTTGGTTGTTGATAATGTCCTTGGACCAGCAAACTATCTGGTCAACGGTAACATCGTCGTCTTCAGTGATACGACTGGTCTAACAGGTGTTTCTACTGGAACTCTATACTATGCTTATAACGTTAGTGGTCAGACATTCCAGTTGGTTGGAACTGCTGCAAGCACAACTCCAATTAGCATTACTGGAACTCCAACTGATGCTCGTGTTGTCCTAGATTCTGCTAAGGTTGATACAGGTAACCCTGGTACTCCAATGACCAGTGCTACCACAACTCTACCACTTAATAACGTTAACAACCTCACTGTTGGTGATCTCCTACTCATCGACAATGAGATTGTTAGAGTTCAGAATCCTCCAAGTGAGGCAAACAGAACTGTTGTTATTGAGCGTGGTATTGCATGTACAACTGCTGCAGCACACGCAGATAACGCACCAGTTGCAAAACTAGTCTTCACTCAGGACGCAACATTTATCCGCGAAGGTGATAGTGGCCCATCTGATGTAACACTTGATGCTGGCGCAACTACCATTCAACTCGGTGAGTTTGGTGGTCAGTTCAATGCACAAGATTTCCTCAGACTATCTGCTGGTAACACCTGCCCATCTGGTGAATTCGTAAGAATCGTAAGCATCATCGATGCATCACCAGAAAGATTTGTTATCAACAATGGCGTCACTGGAAACAACAGACTAGTTGTTGACACTGTATCTGGCACATTCACCAGCACTCTGGTTGATAACCAAGTTTCTGGAACAGCAGACTTCCAAGTTCAACTTACATCTGCTGATAACAGATTCGTTATCGAGCGTGACACTACTGGAACTGAAAGACTTGTCATCAATCGCGATGGTGAAGTCAAGATCATTGGTGATGGTACTGCAAATGCATCTGCTGCTCTACTTGGTGCAACTGGTGCTGCAACATTCACTGGTGACTTCAGAGTAACCAACACCAACGCTCAGGATACTTCACTAGACAACGGTAGATTGAGACTTGTTCAGTCTAGCGGTGACCTTGACGTTGCTGGTGGTATTGACTTCGACGGTCCATTCAGATTGTATGCAGGATCCACTGGTATTAACTTCAGTGGCACACCTGACTTCATGATTGCTGGAGACGGTGAAGTCAGCATTTATAACGACATCAACATCACTGGTGGCGGAATAAATATCAATAACATCAACAACTGGGTAACTGAGACTGGTGGTAGAAAGTGGGTCTTCATTGATACACCTTCTAACAGCGACAATGGTGCGATTAGCTGTGTAGTTAATACAAACTATCTCGTCAAACCATCTGGTACTGATACTGTCCTAGTCATGAGACTACCTGCAGCAGCAACTGGAGATATGATCAGATTTGTTGACATCGGTGGCAATCTAACATATAATTGCCAGTTGGTCATTCGTGCTCAGTCTGGTGTTCGTATCCAAGGAGATGCTGCTGGTACAACCTTGGGTGGTCTATCATCTGCATACGGTGGTGGCGAACTAATCGTTAACACTAGAAATGCAGGATTCGGACTTATCTATGTTGGCGCACAAGATGGTGATGGAACAAACATTGGATCTGCAGACCAGGGTTGGAGACTCGTAGAGGTATAATAGATGGCAGTTAATTATAACTTTCTAAAGTCATTAAAGGGGACAGCGATTGGCACGATTGTCCCCTGGACTGGTGATATTTCACAGATTCCTTCTGGATGGTTGCAGTGCAACTTTCAGACGTTGAGGGTTGATGAGTTCCCACTACTTTATGAAGTCGTTGGTAATAGATATGGTGGAACATTGAATGTTGACTTTAAACTGCCAAACATTCAATCCAAGAGTATGACTGACTATCACCCATCGCATGATAGTATCAGTGGATATGACATTCCACAGAACTTTCGTGATTTGATGGGTGATGATGGTGCTAACCAAGTTAACTTTGTTAGAACATCACAGATTGACTTGTACGCAGAGTTCAACCAGTCAGTCAACAACATGCTTGGATTTGTCACTGAGGTAAACTTAAACGATCCAGTATTCTTTGATGGTCTAGCTACTACTGGTAGAGCACTTGGTGACCATCATATTGGTACTCACTCTCACGGTGGTGGAACTGGAGAAGGAACAGCAGGCACAGGATCATTTGAAGTTGTTTCTGCACCAAACCAGTGGGCAGAAGCGTGCCAGAATAATGGTAACGCAAACTGCTTCCTATTCTGTCCTGATGACTGTGGATCTCCACAGTTTAATAGAATGGAAGCAAATAACCCTGTTGACGAAAGACAGAGAATTGGTGTTTTTGATGGTAGCCCTGTGCAGGGTGAATATATTACTAGATCTGGTAATTATCAATCTGCAAGCGGTTGGGCAGCAAGAAGAAACCCAGGACAGAATGGTAGCAGCAACTATAACTATGTTGACAGTAACAACATGGATACACTAAGTGATATCTCAGATCCATGGTCATTTGCTGCTGTTGATACATCACACCCATTTGTAAACTTCTTGAACTCTGGTCAAGATAGTTTAGATGCTCACTATCACCCATCACAGTTTTATTCAATCACGAAGGGTAGTATGAATTTACCTGCTACTCTGGTGTTAAATAATGTACAGAGGGGCAACATGCAACCAGTTAATGAGTCACTTGAGGGCATTGCTTCTATTCGTGTCAACACACAGACACCACAATTGAACGTTTTGCATATCATCAGAGCATACTAAAATGGCAGCAAATTACAGTTTTGAAAGAGGAAAATACGGAGTCTTTCCTGGAACTATCATTGCTTTTGCTAGAACTCTAGATGGCACTGATCCAAATGGAACTGACTATAGAAACTATGTACCTGCTGGTTATCTGAGGTGTGATGGTAGGGTCTATTCTGGCATTGAATATCCAAATTTAAAAGAGATTTTGGGTGTAGGTCAGAACTCTAAGTTTAGAAAACCAGATACCACACTAGAAGAGGATGTTGCTGCAAATGAATCTGGTGGTACATTTCAACTACCAGACTTGGGAGCAAAGTATATTCAGGCAAACAGTGCTTCTGGTGTATACACTGCTATTACTGTTGAAGATGATGATGGTAATGCAGTCCCTAGAGTTGGTATCGAAACAGACCTTACACTGAACAGAGGAACTAGCGTAACCATTAACTATAGTGGTGGAATGGCAATTCCTCAAACAGAGTTAGATTTCCTTAGCAATCAAAACTTTGGCACAAACCTTGGTGTTGTTACAGATCAAATTAACGTAGTTGATACAGGGTATCTCTCACATGGTCACTACAGTAACTTGCCTGTCTGGGCATATGCTAATGATGAAGATTATGAAGAAGATATGTCTGTCTCTGACTCTTCACCAGAACTACAATCTATCAACTCTGTTGGTATTATTGGACAGGTAACACCTATTGCTGGATCTCAAGCATTAGCTGTTCACCAGCACGTCATTGAAAGATCATTCCCAACCAGAGATACTGAATCATATATACCTTCGACAACTGTTGATGCTTTCAACGTGACAACTGCAGTTACATTATCTGCGGACGAAACAATTAAAATGGACGATATCGTCTCAAAGTACATCTTGGTAGAATACCTAATCAAATACTGATATGGCATACAGATATTCCACAGCAACTCAGCATACTGGTGCTTCTATTGGTACAATTATTAGTGTACCTAAACCAGGATCATGGAGTAGTAGCAACAATCCTACTACAGAAGGAAACAATTGGGCAATTCAATCCAGATTCCCTGGATGGATTGAGTGTGATGGTAGAACTTTAGACAAATCTGATTACATTGCTTTGTATCAGGTTATTGGCGATACATACGGTTCGACGGCAACCACATTCAATCTACCAGATTACAGATCTAGAATGTTGATGGGTACTGGTACTGTTGATGGTAACCAACCAGGCGGTATTTCTTTGACTCCAGATGATGGACCTGGAAACAGTACCACAACAGCACAACCTAATATTGCTGGATCAACTGGTGGAACATATGTAATGGGAACTGTCAGGCAGTTACCAACAGGATCTGAAATTACACCAGGGGGACAAACTGGTGAGGCAGTATACTATAGTGTTACTGAAAGTTTCATGACATCCAAAGCATCATATAGTAACGTTGCTTTGATTAACTATGGAGAAGGTGAGTTTGCAAGTAAAACTTCTACTACAACATCACCAGAATGTTCTGGATTTAGAAGTGGTGGAGCAGATGTTACAACCAATATTGAAAGTGCCACGCAGTATCTTGCATTTGGCACACCAGGAACATCACCATTTAATAGTCTTAGAACTAGTAGACAAGTAACGTATTCTAATCTGGATTTTAGTAATGCAACGCAACTGTTCATTTATGCTATCGTAGGCAATGACGAGAATGGTGGCGAAAGACCGAATGATAATGGAGAAGGATTGTATATCAGATGGCCAAATGGCACTGAGTCTATGCTAATCCCATCTAGAAATGACTTTACAAATGCTGGTTTGGGTGATGCTGGAGATTATGATAATGCTTACTCAAACTGGAGAGAAATTTTTATTGATATTCCTACTCAATACAGAACCAGTGGCGTAAACATTATTCTTAAGCAAACAGTTGACCCAGGCGTTAGTAGCGAGATGGGTAGTACCCTTGCTGCTGCCAATCCCAATGCATTTGATATGATTGGTGTTCAGTATCTTGGATGGCGTGGATCTAACATTGGTGGTGGTGCTACCGATACATTTAGTATCAGTACATTTACAAGTGATGGATTTGATCAGGTAACATCTGTTGTCGAACCATATATCTACGGTAATGTAAGTTGGAGTGCTGGTCCTGTTGGAGCATTTGCAACACCATCTGTTGCTCCTCACTATCACGAGATTAGATATGCACAGAGAGGCAGTACATCTGCTGCAGAAGGTAACCCATATGCATCTGCTAAATCCGTTGGTTTTATGGGAAGTTCAGAAGCAGGTGTGCTGACATACGATAGATTTGGTGCATCTCTACGTGATCATGCACACTATCTGCAGTGGGGATACAGTACAGAATATGCATCGTATGGTAATGATGAGTCATATGGTTCTTCTGGATTGGTAAACATCCAAGACCCAGGTGGTAATATCAACCAGAAGTTTGGCGTATCTTATTCTACAGATAACAATAGAGGTGCAACAATTAACAAGACTATTGACATCGTGAATCAAGGTGGTGTATTCTTTAACATTGGACAGTTCCAGCTATCTACTGCTGCAAAGTCTGTGTTTGACTCTGCACTCAGTGTTAGATTGCAAGCAGCAGAAGAAGTTGAACTCATGCAACCATATTTCAGAGTCAAATATATCATCAAAGCGTGGTAAAATAAATACCACTATGCTATAATATCCACAAAGTGAGTTTAGTATGAAAGCAACAGACAAGATTATTCCTATCAAACCACCCGAACTGGTAGATGGTGAGTACGACCAGTTTATCGGTATTTACAAGAATCACGTTCCTAAGTTTATTTGCGATAGACTAATCAATCTATCCAATCAATCTTTGGATACTGATATGACTAGCGGTAGTTACACTCAGGATAGACAGGCAGCGCCTGGTGATCGCCGTGAAGTTATGACAGGAGACACACAGTTTCCTATTGGTGTGTTAGGACGTAGCGATGAGTCTATCCTCGTTCAATATGCTGATGCTGTACTTCATTCTGAGATCAACCAGTATTTGCAGGCAGGTTTTCTGCATTATCTTAAGAAGTATGGTATGCAAGGTACTTCTAGATTGATTAGTTTTGATCAGAAGTTGCAGCGTACACAACCTGGCGGTGGTTATCATATGTGGCACGCAGAAAATACTACATATGAAATGGCACATCGTGTCTTGGTGTGGATGATCTATCTAAATGATGAGTTTACTGGTGGTGAAACAGAGTTTCTACATCAGCACACAAGGTTGACACCTGAGCGTGGTACACTTGTCATTTGGCCAGCAGCATTCCCATGGCAGCATCGTGGTAATCCACCTCTCGAAGGGACTAAATATATTTTGACAGGATGGTATATCAATTGCCCGACATAAAATGGTAGAGTCACAAGTAAAACTTCAGTTTAATCCAATTAACGGAGACCTCTGGTTCAACTTCCATGTTGAAAAACTGAGTGCTGAGCAACTGCTAGAGGTCAAAACACTGGTTGGCGAATACTGGTGGGCAGACAACGATGAGTTGGCATTTCTAACTGTATATAGAAATGGCGATTTCATGTGTGAAAGAAGAAAGAAAGCATGGAGTCATAGGACTGGCACATATTCTTTCACTTCATACAAGTGGACTGAACCAACAGAAGCACAAGTTGCTGAGTTGGCAGACAAACTGATGAAGAAGTTTGAAGATCTCAGAATCGTGAGACTTCAAGCAGAAGCAAATAGGATTAGTGGTATTCTTTCGGAAGAATATAATGGTCTTATCTCTTCTTTCCGTGGCATGAGAACTCGTATGTTGGTTGATAGTGACTGGACACAACTAGCAGACTCTCCATTATCTGATGCTGATAAAGCATTGTATGCTACTTATAGACAGCATCTGCGTGACATGACAGATGATCCTGCATGGTTGGCAAATGACGTATTCAATGTAGACTTCCCAATCACGCCAAAAGTTTATCTACAGAAAGATCCTAACAGAGAGACAGAATATCTCTCTGTTGATGCACACTTCGAGAACCAAGCAGCAATGAAGGCGAAGTTCAAGATGATGAGAGTGTACAAGTATCTCAATCTTCCTGGATTGTTTATGTCTGAAGAAGAGTATGCTGAGAAGAGTTATGATGAACTCAAGTCAGAACTCAATAGATATCTGGCAAAAGTCAACGCTGATCTTGAGTTTGACATCTCGTTTAAACTTAAGGATGCTGACAGACCTGCAGATTATGGTGAAGTCACAGGAAGAGAGACAGATACAACAATTGACGAAGTTGACAATCCTGCTTAATAATTAGAATGTTTGATTTTCATATTATTGACCTTTTTGAAAAAGACTCAGAAGAACTAAAAAAACTACAATCAAATTTTGCATCTGCAAGGTTTTCACCAGGAATGATGAGAGCCAATACTACTGATAGTAAGATAGATGTTGAAAGTCCTGATACCAAGAACAATCTAGAAATGGTTGTTGAGGGAACAGATCCCAACCATCCATATCATCAGCATTATCGAAAGTATTGTCATCATGGACAATGCACTGATATTTTGTCGCCAAGAATTGAACGTTCTGATATTAAACTTGCTACGCTATTAAATCGGACGACTGAATATATTTTCTCAAAATATGTTGAGGGAGGTTTTTATGCTGAGCACGTTGATAGTCAGATGATGGGATCTACACGCATCAGAACTGATTATAGTTGCACAGTTTTTGTCAACGATCCTGAAGATTATGATGGTGGTGAGTTGTGCATTAACGTCGGAACTGAAGAGTTAAAGTATAAACTACAGGCAGGACAAGCGTTTGTATATCCTACAGGTATCAGACATCGTGTGAACAAAGTAACACGAGGTGAGCGTCATGTTGCAGTCTTCTGGATTGAATCTGCACTGCAAGACGTTAGGATGAGGGAGATTTATAAGGGCATTCAACGTATCCATACTAAATACCTAGATGAACCTAATGCTCTCGGTCTAATATCCGAAGAGTGTTTTGCATTAGAACATCAAATCCTCAGACACTTCGCAAATTACAGATGAGACCCATTAGAGTATCTACATTTGATAAGTTAGTATCAATCTATTGCGAGAAGCAGAACGTTGCGATGCTTTACTACGAAATCAATTGCCCTGTAGATAAAAGAGATGACGTAGTAGCATACTACACTGGAAAAATTGATGGATTGCTGCTAGAACCACTCAAGCGTGACGATGACTGTTACATTGAGTTCTCATCTGATGCTGAAGCAATCTTGTATGCTGAGAATAATTTTCCATATGAGTCTGACCTAGTTGATGGTGGTGTTGATGCAGACTTCTTCATTCACTGCCGTGTGTGGAACCGTCACGGTCAATTCTCATGGGAGAATAAGAACGGTGGTGTCATCCATCTGCCAGAAGCACAGGAACCTGCTTGACAACGGTTGACAGGTGTGCTAGGGTAGCAAAGCACCAGTAAAACACATGAACGGACAAAAACTCCCGAGACCTTTTATAGCAGAAGGTGTTGACCCTACGCCTTTTGATGGATTTGATCGGGATGATAAACGCCCAGGATATGCGTATGTTTATGTTTTTGCCGAGTGCTCCAAGCATGGCATCCCTATGGGTAATGTCAAAATAGGTTATACTAATACTATCACCAGACGATACAAAGAAGTTCAACATTACAATGGTAATAGAGTGAAAGTCATGGGTTATTGGAGAGGTGTAGACAGCGAAATGAAAAGATTTGAGATGCTTGCACACAGTCTTGCAAAAGATAATCACCGCCATGGTGAGTGGTTCCACTTCAACAATACGTCCGAGATTGAAAACCTAGTTAAAACTATTTCTGAACATGCTTGAATTTTGTTATGAACTCCCTTATGAGGACCTTGACTTCACAGACGCAGAGACTCGCAAACTTTATCGTATTGGAAGGGGAGAGCAAGGAGTGCTACTGGTACGCCCTTACACTAACGACATTTGTGCTCACTGGCGCTTTGTAGATGAAACTACTGCTCGCGACTCTTCTGCTACGATATACAAAATGTTCCTTGGATTTAAAACCAAACGGGACTTCATTGGTATGGACATGGCAAGGAAATTCCTGGAGATGGGTTTTACGAGAGCCCGTAGGTATGCTAATCATGCCAGTGGACGGAAGTACGATGAAGTTTCTGGTGACACCAGACCCCAAGAGAAAGATTGGCGAACCAATGAAAAGTCCAAGGCTGCTGCCGTATTTAAAGAGGTTAGAGACTTGGCTGCCTATGATAAAACCTACCAAGAAATGAGACGTGAATGGAGATCTAATGAAAGTTCCTACGCAGTACGAGTTGACACACTTGCAGCTACAAGCAATGTTACGCGACAACGATATTCCAGAAAGCGAACTAATGTATCTGGGTGACAAAGAGTATCCTGAAGACTTCCAAGCACATCCAGAATATCGTGGTATTGTAATGCCATGGTATCTTGTAGGTGGTGAGCATGAGGTCCCAGTTGCTGACATTGCATCAGTTGATCAGGTGGACGATGACGATGTTGTCCCCG